GCAAGAGCCAGTGGCGTGGATGTTTGTCAATGAAGACGGTGAATGTGAGCAGATTGAGTACGGCCCTGTATTTGATGATCCTGGGGTAACGCCGCTTTACGCTTCACCACCAAAGCGTGAATGGGTTGGGCTGACGGATGAGGAGATACAAGATTTAGGTTATCTGTCCGAAAAGTTTGATGCAAGTAATTCAGAGTGGTTTGATCGATGGGGATTTGCCCAAGCCATTGAAGCCAAGCTAAAGGAGAAGAATCAGTGAACTACTTAGCCACGCATGTTGGCTGTGATGATTGTGGATCTAGTGATGCGTTGTCTGTATCTGTTAACGATAAAGGAGAAACTTGGTCACACTGTTTTGCTTGTGGTACGAATACGAAAATAGATGTTGATAACTTCAGACAAAAGCATACAAAGTCTGCTAAGGTGATTCCAATGTTAAATGGCAAGTATCAGTCCATACCGCTAAGAAACCTATCCAGAGATGCATTAAAAGCCTTTGGTGTGATGATCACTGATGAGGGTGGTGTAGCTTTTCCCTACTGTGATGCTGATGGTAAGATCACTGCATACAAGGTAAGACATGATGCAATGAAGACTGAGTGCACCATCAAAGGTGATTGGTCTAAGGCAGGTTTATTTGGAGCGCAGTTATTCGCTAAAGGTGGTAATAGCATCACTATCACTGAAGGTGAGTTTGATGCTGTTGCTGTCTATCAAATGAATGGTATGCGGTATCCAGTTGTAAGTATACGCAATGGCGCACAATCAGCACTAAAGGACTGCAAGGACAACTATGAATATCTTGACTCTTTTGAAACCATTGTTATCAGCTTTGATGCTGATGAGGTTGGTAAGCAAGCTGCTACGAAGGTAGCTGATCTATTCGGTGCTAAGGCTAAGATAGTAAAGCACAGGCAACCACACAAGGATGCTAACGATTATCTCAAAGATGAGATGATTAAGGAGTATATCCAGGATTGGTTTGCTGCTGAGGTCTATGTACCTGATGGGATCATTGAAGGATCAAAGCTTTGGGAAGAGATCAACACACCAGCCATTAAAGCCTCTTGTGACTATCCTTGGCATGGGTTGAATGCTTTGACCTATGGTATCCGTAAAGGGGAGCTGGTGACATTTACAGCAGGTTCTGGACTAGGTAAATCACAGGTACTAAGGGAGATCGTTTACCACATCCTATGTAAGACTGAGGACAACATTGGCTTGATGTTCCTGGAGGAGTCTACTGTCCGCACTGCCAAAGGTATCATGTCTATTCATGCGAACAAGCCATTGCATTTACCTGACACAGCATACACTGATGAGGAGTTTAGAGATGCCTTTGAGCACACTCTTGGCACTAATAGGGTTTATCTTTTTGATCATTTTGGGAGTACATCAATTGACAACATACTATCAAGAGTCAGATTCATGGCTAAAGGACTCGGATGTAGCTTTGTTGTGTTGGATCATATTAGTATTGTCGTCAGTTCTGGCGATGTTGGCGATGAACGTAAAGCATTAGATGAGATCATGACCAAGCTTAGGATGATTGTTCAGGAGACAGGCATAGCACTATTGATTGTTAGTCATCTTAAAAGACCAGACGGTAAAGGCCATGAAGAAGGAGCAGCTACTTCACTAGGTCAGCTTAGAGGATCTGGTAGCATTGCACAGTTGTCAGATATGGTGATCGGTATGGAAAGGAATGCACAGCATGATGATGAACGTGAACGCAATACCACCAGGATTAGGGTACTCAAGAACCGTTTCAGCGGTGTCACAGGTCCAGCCTGTAACGTCTATTACAGCCACTCAACAGGAAGGTTATCAGAGGTCATACAAGATGAAGACTTATGAAGATTTGAAAGAAGATACGAAACGATTTGCTTTACAGCAGATACGTACAGGGTCTACAATGGGTGAAGTAGTTTGTTCGTTTGAAGAGATCATCAATGAGATCAGAAAGACATCAGACTACGTAGAGGCTATGCAAGATGCTAATAGGAGACCGTAATGGCTGAAGTAACGAACATTGAAGAGCATGAGGATGGATCAGCTACGCTACACTTTGATCTTACTGATGAAGAGGTTAGAATGTTGATTCAGTGGGGTATCAAAGAAGCAATAAAGCTTGCTTACCATAAAGCACAGAACTTTGATTGGAAAGACAGTGAATCAACGAATTAAAGAACTTGCTGAACAGGCTGGGTTTCAATACATCAAAGATGAAGGTATCGGCTGGGCAGGGAATCATAATGCTAGTTTGCCTAAGTTTGCCG